CATTCGCTTAGTATTAGTTGTTTGTTTAGTATCGAATCTCTATACTCAATATAGAACTTACCGCATTCAATTACTCGCTCCATTATCTCCTGCTCTTTATCTGTGTCTCTTTCAAAACTAATAGTAGTAACTCTTAGGAATGGGTCGTGTTTATCTACTTTGTGAATGTCTAAGTTATCCCAGTCTTTAAGTAAGTAGTCTGGAGTTGATACCATGCAGTAGGCGAGTTCTGCTTTAGGCTTATCGTATAGCCACATGTATCCACGTAGCTGCATTTCATAGTCTTTGTTATTAATGTCATCTACAGCAGCGGGAAAAGTTTCTAGCGACCAACTTGTTTTAATATCGATTATCTTATCCCCTGTATTAATATCGCACTCGCCAGTTATAAACTCATTCTCTAACCTTTCTGTGTTTTTTAAGTATAGAGTATTGTGTACTTCGTTATAAAGGTCTATACTCGTATCTTCCATGTCTATACCTTTAGTCAAGTATTTACTATCTATTGTAGTTCTGTAACCGAATAAATCTTCTTTTACTAATTCTTTTATGTAGGTCTTGCAACCTGCTGACAATGTTTCACTTTTCTTACGTGGGTTTGTCATAATCTTTCCTAGTGCTGAGCTTCTAATTTTCATAGTTATTTGTTTTTAGTGTAATAGTTTTCTAATTCAAAAGCGTGGCTTTTCTCCATTAGTTCTATTCGTTCGTCTAAAGCAGCTACAATACGCTTGTAAGTTTCTATTGTGCTTTCTAAGACAATGATTCTTTTATCTGCTGTTTCCAGTTCGTTTCTTAATATCGTTTCCATGTTATTTAGTTTTTAATTCGTTATACTTAGCTATCTGAATGTCGGTAATAATGTACTTATCTTTTAAGTCTTTAGCATCTGTACCTTTTAGCTTTTCTCCCTGAGCGTGTTTAGCTGTGAATGTTACTTTGCCTACTGGCTTAGTTTCTTGAGTTCCGCAGGCATCTACATCCTTGTCTGTAATAAGTCCCAAAATAGTAGAGAGGCTGTAGCGACGTAAATATGTTATACCACTCCCCAAAGTTTGATAGTCATTCATTCCTTTTAAGCTAACCTGTGGAATATCTGAGCTGCTTTGTATTTGCTCTCCGCTTTCTACATGATAAACTGTAGTAACTAAACTACGTGCGTCTAAGTTTTGGTAGAACCCTAAGCCATGTTTTTTTAATAGTGGTTTAATTACTTTGAAAATTGAGTTGAGGTTTGAATAAGTATAATTAAATCCTTTTGTTTCCTCGTGGATAGTCGGCACTTCATTCTGAAATTCCGATAATGCTTTTAGTAAGTTTTTCATTTGTTTTGGTTTTTAGCTTTGTTAATTTGTTTCTGTTCTTGAGCTTCGCGCTCTGTTGCGTGGTGTGAAATGTCTTTAATTGTATAAGTACCATTATCCCAAAAGTCCGTAGTAAATACTTCGTAAAGGTCTTTATGTACTTTTTGCATCTCATGTAGTGAGTGAGTTAGTTTTCTTTTCATTAGTTAAATTTTATTTGTTTAGCCATTAATAAAGCTCCTACCAATATGTAAGCGTACTCGTGTCCTTCTCTTTTGTACTTATCTTTAAAGGTTCTAATCATAGCCTCAATAGATTCGCATTGAGACTCTGTTTTTACTGATGCAATACTTTTGCAAATTTTGTTGAATGATGTTTCCATAGTGTTATAGTTTTAAAGTTTTCAACAATATTAAATTAAAGTTTTCGAATAAAAAAATTTTTAAGTACTTATTTTTAATTAGGCACAAAAAAAAGAGCTAACAAATTAATGTTAACTCTCTTTCCAAACTAAACTAAACTACGAAAGGACAAATATAATACTATTATTCTAATTGCTGTTTTTTATTTCTATTTCTTTTGCACGTTCTAGTATGTAACTATCTACCTCTAGGTCTGCATTAGTATACATTCTTGCCATCTCTTCGAAGCTATACATTATATCGTGGGGGTCTGCAATAGGAAAGTAAGTACTGTACTCTATTTCGTTATCTGAAAGCTCTATCCTTGTCATTTAAAATAATGTGTTAATCGTGCTATTTGTCCGTTCTCTTTGTGGTGGATAAATCCTTCAATCGCCTGTTTTGAGATATACCCTTTTGTATTGTGCCAGCTATCGCTAGGACTAGGACTTCTCAGGCTCTCTACAGTTACACCGATATAATCTTTTGAGTTCTTATGGTGTACGTGATGCGTATATACATATCGGTAATCCGTTTCACTCCAGAGGATAGGTCTTTCTGTAGCCATCAATAATGGTAGGTCTTGGTTCTTTGCTCCATCTCCATGAGTAGTGCCTATTAAGTTCTTATGATATTTAAAGTATTTCCTATGGCTTATGCTACAATCAAAAGTAATATTCTTACAATGTCTGAAATGGGTTTTAATTACATCAGCTAAAAAGAATCCTGTCATATAATCGTGGTTACTAGGATTGAATGTAAAGTGTACATCTGCTATTTGTATTAGCTGCTCAATTACCTCAACATATAACTTCTTAGCATCTAAGAAATTCTCATACCACATTCCATCTTGGTCTTGATGAGTCCCAGCACTTGTACTACTTTTGGTGTTATCGGTGTGCAGTATATCGTTACCTGCTATGAAGTTAATCATATCAATATTAAAGCCGCTAGACTTATCTAAGATACCTTGTACGCCCTCCTTAACTTGTTTAACTGCTATCTGACTATTATAGTCTTTGCCTGTTTCTAATATAGAGCATAGTTTACCTACGTGAATATCTGCAGGGTCTAATACCAACAAATGCCCATCGTTAGATTTAGCTCTTTTTATAGTTGGGTAGTTTGGGGAGTATTGTTCAAGCTCTTTAATTAAGTCCTCAGCAAACTTGTTTTTCTCCTCAGTCTTAAAGTTTGGGTTCTTAAAGAATAAACTAGATTTGTCTGTCTTGAGCCATCCATGTTTTACGTCATCTGGATTAATACCTGCTGCAATGCTTTCCTCTTTTATTCGTCTGTACTTTTGGATTAAATCAAACTCGTCATCTTTTAGTCTTAGTCGTTTAGTATTTCTGTTTTGCATAGTTTTTAATTTGCGTAAATATACTAAATTTTAAGCTACATAATTTCTACGTAAAATAACAAAGAATAAAGCAGCCAATAAGACTATTAGAATAATGTTAAATCTGTTGTCCTTTTCAATTACTTTAATCTTATCTACTGGAATAAATACCTCTCTAATTATAGTATCTCCTTTGCATTCTACCTCGTGATATATCTCTTGTCTTAGAGTGTCATAAAAGTACCTTAGAAAGACTTTCTCATTGTTTACTACTGTTATACTATCGTGCCTATAGAAAGTCGCTGTAGTGTCGTGTATGTAGCTTTCTATTATAACAGTATCAACTACCTTAATAGTATCTTTAATTACTAAGCCATGTTTATAAGCATAGTTTTCTACTCTCTTTACTTTACGGTTAAGTCTATTTTGTGGATTGCAGGAGGTTAGAAATATAAGTATAAGTAGTAACCCTTTCACTTTCTTAACTTAGCTACAGCATCAACTACAGCCTGACCTCCTATGTATATCATTGCTACATCTACCCAGTCATTAGAAGCTATCATTCCAAAACCAACAAAGAAACTAGCGACTATAAAAACGCTTAATTTCTTACTAATAAAATACCCTAAAAATTTATCTATCTTACCTTTCATAATTAATCTATTTGAAAATGTGCGCCATCCTTTTTCCAAAGGTCATAACCCCAATTAAGAATTATGCCATAGTCGGAGGCTGTTTGTATTAAGTGTCTTGCAATAGGTTCTAGGTACTTCATATCCCAACTAGCTTGTTTATCTACATAAGCATAGATGTCGAAAGCCTTGCCTGTCATGTGATAGCTTTTAAGAGTCCAAGTTATTCTGCTCTTATCTGGTCTACCTTCTAAATTAGTTATGCCCTTTTCTATTAACTCCTCAGTAGTTCGACCTCTAGCATAAAGCTCCTCCTGTCTGCGAAAGGTTCTAAAACCTCCATCTCTAGGGATGCCAAAATCATAAGGACTATTCTTTATGCCCTCCTCTAGTATCTTTATAAGAATAGGAGAAACATATTCTAACCTGTCTAAACTTCTATTGCT